ATTTAACAATAATAGCTAGCCGTGGGTGTGTGCGTAAATGTACTTTTTGTGATATACACGAACATTGGAAATATAATTTTCGACGAGGTAGTTTAGTAGTTGATGAGATGATATCTCAAAGTCAAAAATATAAAATAAATGAGTTTGTATTTGCAGATAGTTTAGTTAATGGGTCCTTAAAAGAATTTAAAATTTTTTTAAAAAAATTAGCAGATTATAATAATAAAGTAGATAAAAAATTAACCTGGAGAGGGCAATACATAGTAAGAGATTCTATATCAGAAGGTGAAGACCATTGGAATTTAATGGCACAGTCAGGATGTAAAGAACTTTGGGTAGGAATCGAACATGGAAGCGAAAGAATTCGCACGCATATGGGTAAGAAATTTAAAAATTCAGATATTGATTATCTTGTTCAACAGTTAGAAAAACATGATATTAAAGCTAAATTTTTGATGATAGTAGGATACCCAATGGAAACACAGGATGATTTCCAGGAAACATTAAACTTAATCGAACGATATAAAAATTTAGCAGGAACCATAATTAAATCATTTGAGATCTCAGATACATTAAGTATATTACCAGGAACCCCACTATTTAATAATGCCAATCATTGGAATATAGTAATAGACGATAAATTTGAAAATAATTGGATCTGTATAGACAATCCAGATTTAACTTTAGACGAAAGAATAAATCGTGTGAAAATAGCTAGTCAGTTAACTATAGATTTGGGATATAATGAAAAAACAGATGCCCACGACTTGCTAGGATGGTTGAATGATAATATTGATAAAATAAACAATAGATTAAAAGCAAAAAGAATGATTAAGCTAAAAAAAATTGAATAAGGATAAAGTTGAATATTATTTAAAATTCACGTATAATTAAATATATGACAAAAGAATACTCCCCAGAACTACAGAAACTATTTTTAGAAATGATGCTAGAAGACGCACAGAGTTATGTGCGTGTGCAGAATATCTATAATGCAGAAAATTTTGATCGTAGCCTACGTGAAGTGGCTAAGTTCATCAAGACACACACAGATGATCATAAAGCCATGCCTACACATGAACAGGTCAAAGCAGTTACTAATGTCGATCTTAAACGTGTGCCGGATCTGACAGAAGATCACTACAGTTGGTTTATGGCAGAGTTTGAAGGCTTTACTAGACGCAATGAACTTGAACGTGCGATCCTTAAATCAGCAGACTTATTAGAAAAGGGTGATTATGATCCCGTAGAAAAACTTATCAAAGATGCGGTACAGATTAGTTTAACCAAAGACATGGGCACAGATTATTTCTTAGATCCACGTGCTAGGTTATTGGCGATCAAGAGCAACAATGGACAAGTGTCAACTGGTTGGCCAACCTTAGATAAACGATTATTTGGTGGTATGAATCGCGGGGAACTTAATATCTTTGCTGGTGGATCAGGTAGTGGTAAATCCCTGTTCATGCAGAACATAGCCATCAATTGGTGTACACAAGGACTTAACGGGGTGTTCTTAACCTTAGAACTTAGTGAGGGATTATGTGCTATGCGTATGGATAGTATGGTAGCCAACTGTAGCACTAAGGAAGTGTTTAAAGATCTCGACACAGTCGAAATGAAAGTCAAGATGGTAGGTAAAAAGTCGGGTGCCTTACGTATTAAATATATGCCAGCACAGAGTAATGTAAATCAGATCCGTAGTTATCTTAAAGAACTACAAGTACAAACTGGATTACGAGTAGATTTTATCATGGTAGATTATTTAGATTTAGTCATGCCAGTCAGTGCCAAAGTCAGCCCAAATGATTTGTTTGTCAAAGACAAATATGTGTCAGAAGAGTTAAGAAATTTAGCACGTGAACTAAATATTTTGATGATTACTGCTAGTCAACTTAATCGAGGCGCAGTAGAAGAGATTGAATTTGACCACAGCCACATCGCAGGCGGGTTGAGTAAGATCAACACAGCGGATAATGTGTTTGGTATCTTTACGTCACGTGCTATGCGTGAGCGTGGACGCTATCAATTACAACTTATGAAAACACGTAGTAGTAGTGGTGTTGGCATGAAAGTAGATCTAGAATATGATCTAGAAACCTTACGTATTACAGATCCTGGTGAAGAAGCACAGGAAAGCGGCTTAAGAGGTGTTGGTGCTACTAATATCCTAAGTCAGATCAAAACAGGCAGTAGTGTAAGTCCTTCAGAAGATACTCCTAAAATACAAGCTGGAGTAGACAGCAGTAAACTTAAAAGTATGTTGGCTGGGTTAAAAAATAATGCAGAATGATTATAAGATATTATGTACGGGAAATCCTAATGATTACACAGTTGCCCGTGCAGTCAAACAAATATTCCCCACCGCTGATTTTGCCTGTAGATCAACAGGCTATGATTTACGTATGTGGGATCCTGCAGATGAAGAACATTTCAAAAAAAATATCGTAAATTATAACGTATTAATTAATAGTAGTTTTGTATCAAACGGAGCACAACAAAAAATTTTAGAAATTACCCATAGTCTATGGCAATCTGGAAATGTTTTTAATATAGGTAGCATAGCAGAGTATGAAGGTCGTAATAGTTTTTTACCCCACTATAGTGTGCAAAAACGTGCCCTTAGAGATATGAGTTTAAGTATGTGCTCTGGTAAATTTAAAACTACTCATATGACTGTTGGTGGGCTAAATGATAATAAATCTGGCAATGAGAATAATTTAGATCCAATACATATAGCCACTACCATTAAATGGATACTAGATCAAGATATTAATATACCAATTATTGGTATAGAAAAATATGTTACAAAATAAAAAATATTTTTGTTATGAAATATACAAAAATCTGGCTGTTTGGTCAAATAATGGAAAAATTTCATATAATCCGTGTTCTTATTTTGATGGGTTTATAAAAACATCTGACAGATTAGATATATCAAAAGTTTGGAATAGCCCAGAACATCAAGAATTAAAACAATTAATACAAGATGATAAACCAATTCCTCAATGCCATAGATGCTATCACGAGGAAGAACATGGACTTATAAGCAGACGCCTGAATTCTAAAGAAAAATATGAGCAATATCGGCAAGATTATAATATTGAATTATCAAGCCCAGAAAGTATTGACTACAGTGTTGGTAATTTGTGTAATTTAAAATGTGTGATATGCGGCCCTGATAACAGTACCGCCTGGATATCAGATTATCAACAAATGCATCCGCAGACAGATATTGTTAGATTCAAGCACGAAAAATTTAATCAAATCAAACTAGATAATCCTGCAATTTTATCGGAAATAAAAAACATACATTTTCATGGTGGCGGTGATCCACTATTATCTACTACACACATTGATCTATTAAAACAAATTAAATCTGTTAAAGGGTTATCAGATTTACGCATATTTTACAATATTAACGGAACAGTAAAGGTCTCAGACGAAGTATTAAGAATATGGAGTGAGTGCCAATTAGTTGAATTATATTTTAGTATAGATGATATCGGTGAAAGATTTGAATATCAACGCACGGGGGCAAATTGGGAAGAATTAATAAATAATCTTAATTGGTATATTGATAATATGCCTGTAAATCATTTATTCTATATTAACTGCACATGGAGTTATTTAAATTTATATTATTTAAATGAGTTAGTTGATTGGCAACAATCTATGTTCAACACTAATCGATTGGGAGATAGTATTAAGATAATATTTCAAAAAGCTATAGGCGACTGTGCGATCGATCATGCATCAGCTGAACTTAAATCTAAATTGATAGAAAAATTTAAAAGTCATCCAATTTTATTAGAATTAGTTAACTCTTTGAAAGAAAGTAATGATAATCATAATAAATTTTTAGCATATATCAATGATCTTGACAAAATCAGAGATGTGCAGTTTAGTAATATTTGCCCTGAGTTTGCAGCATTATTAATTTAATTACAGATAAATACTCTAAACTGGAGCAGAAATCTTGCAAAAACGCACACGTAGTCTACTCACTGAGCTAGACGAGTTATTAACACACAAAGACAAGGAAAATCTCCTTGAATCACGTGCTAATAACATCATCAATGGTGCCATCAACCTCATCAAGTATATCCACGAAAACTATGATGCCGAAACAGCGACCAAGTTAGAAAATCGTTTACTAAACGCTATCAAAGGCCAAGATCCTGCTAAATTCTCACGCGGCATCAGGAAGATCAACAATGAAGATTAATGAAATCATGACAGAAGGCGTTTGGGATAATCTAAAGACCGCTGGACAAAACGTCAAACAACGTGTAGGCACTGTAGGACAAAATATCAAACAAGGTGCAGGTGCTGTTGCTAATAAAGTTGGACAAGGTGCGAGATCTGCGTATAATACAGTGGTCCAACCTCAAGCGAGACAACAGAGATTTAGTCAGGCCGCTGCCCAACAATTTGAACCAAAAACAGCCCTTGGAACAGAGTGGTCCCCACAAGCGCAATTAAGAGCTAAAAATGCTGGAACGTTCATGGGAGATGTTGCTAAGACTATAAATCAAGCGTCTGGTGCCCAAAGTTATTTTACTCCGGCAACTTCTACTATTCCTAAACAAACTATTCCTGTGGGAGCTGTAGTAGAAGTACCTGAAATAGGCAAAAAATTTAAAATGACACCGGCGGGCGCCTGGTATAACGAAAAAAATCAGCCGATTATAGATCCTGACCAGGTCGATGCATTAAACCAGTTATATTATCGTAGTCAGGATCAGGATCAAGATGATACGCAATCAGCATCGCAAGCATCGCAAGTAGATACAAATAAAATACAACCAGCTCCTCGTGCTGGGCAACCTACTTCACAAGAGCAAGCTAAGTTCCAACAAAAATTACAGGCTGCAATGCAGAAACAAGTCTAATGAAATTATTCGAGATAAAAGGCCAAACTCCCAACTTCTTGCTAACAGAAAGCAAGAACACTCATCTTGAGCACGTAGAAGATCTGGTGTTCAACAATGGCTACGCTGGTGCAGAAGAAGCACTTAATTATATTGACAGCCTACGCCATATGCTGGCAGAAGGCACAGGCACTACCACACAGCTGACAGTTAAATGGGATGGTAGCCCAGCGATCATCTGCGGAACAGACCCAGCGGATAGTAAGTTCTTTGTAGGCACT